CTAGGCCAATAATTCAACCGCACTTTTCAGCGTGGATACATCCTGCGTGATGTAAGTATTGGCGGTCATACTATAGTCTGCGTGGCCAAGGATACGCTGGATATCTTCAGGCCGGGCTCCAGCTGCTGCCAGCCTCGTACCGCAGGTATGGCGGGCGGAGTGCGGCTTCAGGTCGTCTGGCAGGCCCAAGGACTTCATACACGGAGTCCAGACACCTTTTGCAAAGGTATCTTTGTTGTATGCTTTACCGTCAGGGCGGGCGTACAGAGGTCCTTTGCATTCTTTATACCAGCGTTCGACAATGGGTAGAATTTTGCTGTGTACGGGAACAATCCGGTCAGTACCCGCTTCCGTTTTTATGCCACCGCGGAGTGTTTTGTTGACGGGATCGTAGGAAAACTTTGTGAGCTGGCAGAATTCGGTGACGCGGAATCCAGTATAGCAGAGCACCAGGCAAGCATCCCCGCCGGGAGCGGCTGCCCATCCTTTTTCTAGTTTGGCGAATTCCAGATCGGTCAGAGGTCTGCGCTTGCCAGCTTCCATCTTCGGGATCTTCACAAGGGCAGCATAATTGCGGTCTACGATATTGTTTTCTACTGCATGATCGAACAGCTGTGTCATCAGTGCTTTGATTTTAGTGATATAGCTTTTGGAGAGGGGTGGGACAGTGATCGGCTTACCCTCCTTATCGATTTCGGTTCGCTCATTGGCATAATGGTCCAAGAGCTGTCGGATCTCGCCGGTTGTGATCTCACGGGTGTAACGATCGGCCAGAGCGGGGGAGGGGCAGGCTTTGATCTTCTCCCAGCTGGTGGTCCAGGAAGTCTGCGTCTGTTTGCTGATGTCCTCAAAGGCCACCTTCTTCCAGTCCTCGTAGACATCGGAGAGAGTGAAATTGAATTTGGTGGTGGGGTGCTTGATATACAGGTCCAGGGCCTCACGCGCCTCCTTTTTACTGAGGAAGGTGCCGATCTGTGTTCGGACGAGTTTCATTTTTCCGTCCTCAACGATGTATTTTGCGGGGGACCAGGCTACATATTTGGTGCTATGGGCGTATTTCCGTTTAATGATAGTCCCGCTGCCGTTTTCACGTTTTGACATTTTTACCTTGCCTTTCCGGGGCAGGTCTGCTATTATAAAAGGGCAGACTGCCCCTATCTTTGAGAGTGGTTGGTTTTCTGCATTGCCCCAAGGTGCGCCAACACCCGGGCAACCTATTGACCGCTTCGGTACGCCAATACCGGGGCGGTTTTTGTTGCTTTTGGGAGGATTCTATGCTATAATATCTATGGAACACTAATTGTGTTCCGGTGCTGCTGGATATTGCGGTTGGCCCTCTGGACGGAGGGCAGCTTCTGCCCTCTGATCATGTGAAAGGGGGGCTGCCCAATGGTTACATATTCTGACTTGATTCAGATCGGTATTCTCATTGTTGGTATTGTTGGCCTGTTTTTTCAGGCAAAAAAGAAGTGACCGCCGGCACCCTGACAAGTACGGCGATCACATCGTTGGATTGTAAGGGCTGACCGTATTCCGGCAGCACCTTTTTCTAACAACATTATAACCGCCCAGAGGGGGATTGTCAATTGTTTTCCGCCCGATGGGCGGTTTTTGTTTTTCAAAATCCCAAACGTTTGGGATTTTTAGGGATGACAACGACCGCAGGGGGAATATCCCTGATCAATCAGAGCACTACGGGTGCTTGTAACGTCATAGCGATTGGATGCTTTGATGGTGTCAACACTGCTGCAACTGGGGTAATGGAATTTGTGGCTACTGGTATTCAGGACATAAGCACGCTCTTCCTCTTTGGGCTCGGTGGTGGCCTCCGTTGCCGGTGCTTCGGTGATATCTTCGGTCGGGGATTCGGTGGAGGGTTCAGTGAGAGGTTCGGTGGTGAGAGCTTCCGTTTCGGGACTGGTGATGGCTGTGGTCTCGGATGCTTCGGTGGGCATCTCCGTAGTGGGGGCAATTGTTTCAACGCCTTGAGTGGGCAAGGTCTCTCCAGGGTCTGCGGGGTCGTTGGTACACATGGAGATGCAGCCATAGATCAGGGAGGCCACGATCCAGATAAACCACCAGCGCTTATAGATGGGCTTTTTCTGCTTAGCGGACAGGCGGGAGGCCTGCTTGTCTCGAGAAACAAAGGTAATCATTTCACCACAGACAGGACATTGGGTGTCATGGGCCGTGAGTTCAGCACCGCAGTTGGGGCATTTTGGGGGGGATGGGCTTTGCCTGCTAATGTTATCCCGCATGACGTTCGTCTCCTTTTTCTTTGCCTGGGTATCATCCACATAGGAAATGCCAGTTCCGGGAATTGACCAGGTTTGTCGGGTTCCTCCGTTGGCCTTCTTAGTATAACGGTATCCTTTTCCTCCGACACTGTATCCAACCCCTGATTTGCTGAGATTGATTCGAAGCGGTCCGGCCTTAATACTTTTTCTGAATCGGAAGCCCATATTATACCCCCGATTATCTTACCGCACTGGTGAAGGCGACGGCCTTGCCCAGGATGCGGACAGTGTTCATTTCTTCGTTCCAGTATGCTTTTGGCGGATACATGGGATTTTCTGGCTCCAGGACGATGTGGTCCGGGAAGAGCCGGACCCGCTTTAGGGTGGCCTCGCCGTCACCGTTGAGAACGGCAGCAATCTCGCCGGATTCCACGGTGTCCTGTTGACGGATATATACGATATCGCCGTCAAAGATTCGGGCATTGATCATGCTGTCGCCTTTGCAGGTGAGAGCAAAATCTGCAACGATGTGCTTCGGGATATTTACGTAGTCCTCGATATGCTCATCGGCCAGGATTGGTGCACCGCAAGCAATAAAACCGACAAGAGGAATGCGGCGCATTTCTGGTAGTGAAACAACATTTGTGGCATGTGGGATGTTTGGTGTCCATTGAATCTTGTTGATAATATCGGATTTGCCTAAAAGATAATCCATGTCAACATTAAAGTAGTCAGCGATATGCTCAAGGGTTTTGAAACTGGGTTCACGTTCTCCTCGCTCATACATGTTTACACTACTTTTGGAAATCTTTATCTGCTTCGCAAAATCAGCCTGTGATAGCCCCTTATTTGTGCGAAGAAGTTTAAGGCGCTCAGCAAACTTTGGCATAGCAACACTCCTTGCATCGTTGATACTTAGATTGTACACGAAATGTGAACGAATCGCAATAGACGCGTTGCACAAAAAGTGCACACTATTTTAGTGCACTTTTTGTGGCCTAGAAGGATTGACAAACGAGCACTTAATGTGTATTATATCTACAACGAGCACGAAACGTGCACTCTAGGAGGTGACAGAATGAGCGTCGGAACAAAGTTGAAAGCATTACGCGCCGAGAAAAAGAAAAGTCAGCAGCAGGCCGCTGATGACTTAAAAATCACTAAGTCAGCACTTGCCATGTATGAGCGAGGAGACAGGATGCCTCGTGACGAAATTAAAGTCCGAATTGCTGAATATTACGGCGAGTCTGTACAATCTCTTTTTTTTAGCGAATGAGTGCACAAATAGTGCACAGATGATTCGAAATTTGCCTAATGGGAGGCGAAGGAGAAAATGGATTTTGCTGCTTTCCTTAAAAAACACAAATGCACCAAATGGAAACTCGCAAAGCATCTGAATGTTCCATTCAGAGCGGTTTCCAATTGGTGCAAAGGGGTTGGAATTCCGGATAGCAAACAGGCAATAGAAATATCGATCTTTTTGCGGTGCAATTTGACTGAAACGTATAAGGCGATTCTCAACACTCCGCACCGGTGCTCTTGATGCGGCGTTTTTCGTTGATGGATTGTGTCAAAAGGATGTCAGCCTGGTCGTATTGGTCATTCATGATACTGGTGTATAAGTTATCCATAATTGTTCCAATTTGCCCGCTCTCCTTTGACCGTACGGCTGCGACCATCTCCAGAGCTTCGATGTTCCAAGTTCCGTTGGCATAGGCTATGAATCTGGATACCATGGAAGCCATTTGTGCAAATTCCTCATCCGATGAGACGATGCTGTCATGTTGCCAAGTACGTTCCATTTTGTCGAGCTCATGGTTAGCAGTTGCTTTAGCGGCATCTACAGCAGCCTTCTGCGTGATTTTGGCTGTGATGATACTTCCAAGAACGGAAATCACGGTGCTGACAATCGCAGATGAAATGAAGATTTTGAATGTCATGGTAATTTCTCCTTTTGGTGTTTACTGAGATGGTAGCACAGATTATCAGAAAAAGCAATGAAATTGGGGGTAAGATTTATGTCAGACGCTGAATTATTGGCCCATCGGAAGATCGGCCCGGAAATTGCTGCCAGGTATTTGCAGGACGGAACTACCGCTCAGGAAATACGCGTAAAGGCGCAGCTGGGTATGTGTCCGTACTGCAAGGCGGAGAAGGGGACCGGTAAGCGGTTCGTTTACCGTGTCAATCCCGGCCTGCTGATGAAGTTTAAGGCCGGAGAGCTGGGGCTTTGCTGATGGGGGTACATATATGGCAGAATTCAAACATTACTCCGTTACGGTGCTGATCGAGGAGGGCAGTGAGCTGGACCGTCGCCTGATGGCTATTGCCAGAGCAGAAGGTATCAACAAGAAGGAGGCTGTCAAGCGGGCCGCCGAAACAGGTATCTACCATCACATGCGCAGTAACCTGGAACTTATGGAGCGGGGAATCCGCAAGAAATCCTGATCCGATATGCCTCTGGGCCGCGTGGCATGATACGCGGCACCCCGTGGGGGCCAGGATGCTGTTTTCAACCTCTTTGTACGGCAGGCGCGATGGGCAATTCTTCCTTTCACTCATCTGAAGGCCGATTCGATCCCGGCCTCCCCATACAACTGAATAGCTCCCCTCATGTAGTGCAGGGGGAGGACAATCGCTTGGGAACCGAATGCTTCGGTTCCTGATCTGGGCGGAAGGTGCTTTCGGAAGCACACCCGGCAGCACACCGGGAGGAAGCAGGTTCGAATCCTGTTCTGCCCTCCAGCAATGATTTGTCATTGCTTTCTCTCTCTATCTCGAAAAGCCGTGCCCATAAGAAGCGGCTCATCCCACCCGGTGGGATGCTCCAGCTGGAATGCTGGCAGGGCATACATGGAGCAGTAGGGGGTTACATGTGTCCTAACGGGCATAGTAGCCGGTTCGAGTCCGGCCTGCTCCACCAGCGGTGGTTGGTCACCATCGTGGTCTTACTCTTTTCTAGCCAAAAGCTGACAGCCCGGAAAGACGGGCAACATGGGACATCCACGTGGTGCGGCTTGGCCGGTTCGACTCCGGCGTGTCCCACAGGCCCAGTCGGGCATCAATCATGAAGGGAGCGATAACGTTGTTGTATTCCATCCTTATCTGCATAGACCTGTCGCTTCCTTGGGGAGCCAGCGTATCTGCCCCTATGCGCCCAACCCCTAAAGTACATCTGATACCGTGGTACACATCCGGATTTGAGTAGTGCTGGGATAGGGGCATAACCTCAATTTTTATACAGCACCCCTGAGCCGTCGGGGCAAAGGCGGCATCCCATCTATCAGGTAACACACGAATTGTGAGGATATCCGTGGCGCATTGAGCCCCCAGCAAAGGCCGGACATGCAAAACGTGCGCTGGCACTACCTCCGAACGGCAACTGTAAGGCAGGACAGTCGCGGCCTGCGCCTGATAGAACCAAGCCCACCAAGGCAACGGCAATAAGACCTTGGAATGGAAACCACGTGTTTTGGCTGCGTGTCGATGGGTTGAATAGCCAGCAAGGAGCCTGTGCGCCGTATTGAGAGACACATGACAGCCGGGAAAGACCGGCGATATAGTGTTGATACTGAGTGTGCCTATGGCGTTCCCGCCATAGGCGGGAACGGGCCGCAAATGCGGTGATGTAGGCAGCTAATGGTGGGGTAGCTGCCTACCAAATAAATCCAAAATAAAACATAGAGTATAGCAGAGAGATTTACGGTGATATTATTCTGCTTCCTGCGGAAAGGCCTTATGGAAAGTGCGTTTGCCCCCAACCATTGCTTCCCGCTGTCTCGAATTCGCCATCTGTGTTTATTCCAATAGTGTGGTACATTCCGGCGCTTATTAACGTTATTTTTTTCCAATCAGATATCTCACACTGGCCATAATTTTCATCACCTGTGAAACTTGTCGAAACGACAGTTCCATCGGATTTCAGACCAACTGTGTGCAGACTGCCTGCACTAATTGCAATAATATCCGTCCAATCGTCAACGTTGCACTGACCTTTAGAATTATCACCAGTAGCAACAACCGTACCATCTTCTTTTAGACCAACTACATGATTTTTACCGGCACTTATTACTTTGATTCCTGACCATGAGAATACATTTCGTTGTTCTGCAATCTCACTGCCAGCAGACACGACGGTTCCATTGTCTTTTAGACCGTAAACAGCTTGCTCTCCAGCTTCGACCTGTATGATATTTGTCCAGGATAAAGCATCGTATTGATTGAACTTGTTATAACCGTTGATGCTTACGGTGCCATCTCGGTGTGCACCAATAGTGTTATAGTAACCAGCATCAACATCGATGATATCAATCCAATCCGAAACGTTGCACTGACCATCTTCGTTTAATCCTGTTGCCACAACAGTGCCATCAGATTTTAACCCAACTGTATGGCTAAATGCGCTGATTGCTACAATATCAGACCAATCTGAAACATTGCAGCGACCGTTATCATCGTTTCCAGTGGCGCCTACAGTACCATCTTCCCGGATAAATACACTGTGGTATGCGCCTGCTGCAAGAGTTCGATTCGGGTTAATTTTCAGTGTTTCATTATGTACGTTTTGAAGACCTGAAGTTTTTGAAGTATTGAAAGCAAAATGGTAGGTTAATGCCGAAAGAAGTATCATGGAAAGAATAGAAAGAATGATGATTTTGAGGACATTGCGATTGGGCTTTATTATGTTCACCTGGTCGTTGTGTGATAGATATTTATACCAGACGAAAACAAGTGCGCAACTTATTAAGTATGCTACGATCAATAATGCACAATACAAAACATATGATTCCGTCTTTTCTGCTACAGGTGCGATGAAGGGAAAAAATAAACTAGTTAATAAGGCCAAAGCAGTCATTACGTGTTCAATATTTACTCCAACAGCTGTTTTGGGGTCCTGTATGTGTGTAACTGTCTCATCGTGACCGATTTCCAGCACCTCTTGTTGCTTCTGCTCAAGTTTAGGTTCTGCCACTTGTTCCAGTTCTTGCTTTGGCATAGATTCTGGATCTTGTTCAGGCTCCTGCGCAGGTATAGGTTCGGTTTTGTTTTCCAGTTTTTGCTCAGACTTAGATTCCGAAGCATGTTCAAGTACCTGCTCAGGTATAGGTTCGGTTTTTTCTTCCAGTTCCTGTTCAGATTCGTACTTAGGCTCCGTCATTTCTTCCGGCTTCGGCTCAGACCCGGGTTCTGTCTTTTTTTTCGATTCCGGTTCAAACTTAGGTTCCGGTTCTTTTTCGGGTCCAAGGTTCGGCACTTGGTCAAGTGTCTGAGTAGGTACGGACAAGCGTTCCGATTCACGATCTTGACATAGATCAAGCTCTTGTGACAGAGCCTCTTCAACGGATTCTCTCATGTTTTGTTTATGCTCAGTTGCTGTAGATGCATCCTTTTCTAAGGTTTCTAATTGATGTGTCATTTTTCCCTCACAAATATTTTTATGTTATTTGAAATAAACCTAAATTGCATATTCAATCATATTCCGGCCCAGTTCATTGCTAGATGGTCATGGAATAATATATTATGTCAGGGAATCGACAGAAGGTGACAAAAAATTTACAAGGAGGAGATTTTACGTGAATGGAGAAAATCCTGTCAGGGATGTTAGTCACCCAGGTTATTATGCAATCATCCCAGCAGATGTTCGCTACGATGACCGAATCCCAGCTAATGCGAAGCTCCTGTATGGTGAAATTTCAGCCCTGATTGGTACTGAAGGTTTTTGCTATGCGTCGAACTCATATTTTATGAAAATCTACGGATTTTCGGATCCGACCATAACCCGCCTGATCACTAAGCTGGAATCTGCTGGTTACATTAAGCGTGTGCTTGAGAAGGACCAATCTGGACAGGTGGTCAGACGGAGAATTTATTTGAGTGTGTCCATGCCTGAGATACAGCCACCTATTAATTTTGATAGTACCTCCCATCAAGGTTGCGGGGAGGGTGGTATCAAAAATGATGGAGATACCAATCTTAGTAATACCGTATATAAAAAAGAAAATAAAAAAGAAAAAGCGACGCCTCTCTCTGGGGATGAGCTTGGGGCTGTATTTGTCAAGTGGATAAATACAGTTGCGCTAGAAAGTTGGGAAAGCGAAGATAAGAACCTTCTTTACCGATGCTTGGCGGCATTTTACAAGCCCCGGGAAAATAAAAAACAGCAGCCAGCAAGATCGGAGACAGCAGTTAATACTCTGCTGAACCGACTTGCTAGACTGTCCGGTGGTGACCTGTTCGCCATGTGTGAAATGTTGGAGCAGTCTACCATCGCTGGCTGGAAATCAGTATTCCCGCTTAGTGGAGCGGCTGCTGCCCGTGCACAGAATAAATCCTCCGCAAAGAGGAGGGATGAGGAATGGCTGTAAACAGTGAAGACTGGCTTCAAGCACAGTACAGCGTCATCGGCTCCGCACTAATCGATAACCGGGTTGTTCCGCAGATCATGGCTGAAACCAACGCTAAGGATTTTACCGGTCCGTGCCTCACGGTTTACAATGCCATTCGCCAGATATTTCTTTCCGGCGGTGTCGTGGATCCTGTTTCCGTTGGTCATGTAGTTGGACCACAGTACCGGGATTTCCTCCTCCAGGTGATGGAGATTACACCGACGGCAGCGAACATCGACCGTTACATACCAATCTGCCGAGAGCAGGCCCGGATGGCAGCTATCCAGACGATCGGGCATCAGCTTATCGCTGCGGACACGGCTGATAAAATGCGAAAGCTGTTGGAAGATGCCAGCGGCCTGATGGTGGACAGACCCTCTGTGAAGATCGTTACCATGGAGGACGCCCTTCGCTCATTTATGGACCGTCATACGCAGCAGGTCAGATACCTGACTTGGCCTATTCGGGAATTAAATGACCGGATTTATGCGGAGTTGGGGGACCTGATTATTTTGGGCGGTTATCCTTCATCCGGAAAATCGGCTTTTGCACTGCAATGCGCATGGCACTGGGCAAGGGACTACAAAGTGGGTTTCTTCTCTCTGGAGACATCCGACAAGAAGCTCTTTGACCGTCAGATGTCTTCTATTGCAAAACTGAGTATGGACGATATCAAGCGTAATAGCATTGACCAGGCCGGGTGGGATACAGTGGCTTCGATGAGCACGGATATCATTTCAAGAAATCTTGAGTTGGTGCCAGCTGCCGGTATGTCCCCGTCGGATGTACGAGCAGTTACTATGCAGCGGGGATATCAGATTATCTTTGTTGATTACCTGCAGCTCCTGCAAGGTCCCGGGGAGAATCGTACGGCCCAGGTTACGGCAATCTCCATTGCGTTGCATACCTTGGCCCAGTCTATGGGGGTTACTGTGGTGGCACTCTCTCAGCTCGCCCGGCAGGGTCAGCAGGGAGGACGGCCAGACATGTCGGCTCTTCGGGAGTCAGGCCAGATAGAACAGGATGCCGACGTAGTTATGATCCTGTCGCTGGAGGATAAAGAAGATCGCGCAGGCAACCGTATTCTGGATATCTCGAAGAATAAGGAGGGTACATGCCCGAATATCTTGCTTGCCTTTGATGGTAAGCATCAGACCTTTTCAAAGGCAAAGAGTGAAGGAGATACACTCGCCAAGTATGTCGCCGACGGTAAGAAGGCACGGCAGAAAAATAGAAAAGCGGCTCAGGTAACAAGGCAGACGGAGACTCAGGACCAGGAGTTCTTTCTGCTACCTAATAGCTTGCCAGTGCCGTTCTAAATAACCAGAAAGGAAAGACCATTATGACCGCAATTGAAAAAATCGAGGCCCAACAGAAGGGCAACGAATTCACCGATATCTGGATGGTCGGTGAGCAACTGAAGGGTATCCTTCAGGCAGACCCCAGCTTGGAGGAATTGATCTCCACGGATTTGGATGTGAAAGATATGTCTCTTGCAGATTGTGCCGGAAAGATCAAGGCCTGGGCAGATGAAAAGAAGAGCAAATTAAAGGGCAGATGTGTTTGCGTTCCGGGCAACGTATCGGAGGATATTATCCGAAAATTTTACGGTTTCCCAGAGGTTGGGGCTCCCGCATCGGTACCAGCTCCCTTGCCCGATGATGAGGGTATCTCTCTGGACTTTGGCGACTTCCTGTAAATGGGGGTGCCTGCGATGGATAAAGAGTTTATCCGGCAAATGCTTCCCAATCATCCCCGGCGGGGATGCTGCAATGGGTCAAGGCAAATCACGATGGCGAGCTGGGCCAGGATTATTTGGTGTGGTCGCCGGAGCGGGTGCCGATGTATGAAATGTCGGAAATCATGGAGGGACGCCCGGCCCGGAAGAAAGTGAGGCTTGCAAGGTGCCGATGTCATGCGTGCGATTCCACTTTTTACACAGAGATCCATGGTGAACTGCTGAGTTTCTGGCAGGATGATTGCGGTGAGCTGTGGCCTTTAGATCCGTTTGCGTCCATGGAGGTTGATGAGGATGCTGATATCATCGCCGAGTCTGGGTGTACCATTGAGGTCGGTGCAGATGATATCTTCTTTTGCCCTATGTGCTCCTCGTCTGTGCAGTTGATCAAGTCCAAGCGGCTAGAGCCCAGCAGGACGAAGCAGATCCTAATCGCATCGGTGGAGGTCGTTGACAGCTATGCAGCGATTATCTACTGGCTGGTGCGCCGGGAAATCCGGCCGGAGGGAGACTCCTACGATGTACTGCCCCGTCATGCATATGTGCTGACTGAAAAGGGACGCCTAGTGCATTATACACACACTTTCCACGGCGGGTATGCTGCGGAATCGCTTGCGCCCGACTGGCGGCTGGCATCCAACAGTAAGGATTGCTGGGAAAATCAGTACCATGACTGGGGGAGCATCAATAACCGCAAAGTGGGTGGCTTCCGATGGACAGATGTCCCAGATTTGACCGGAACTACTGGAGAAAAAACCGGGTTGCAGACCTATGCGAGGTCAATCTATGGCGAGCACTGGGTGCAATACTTAAAAGTACAAAGGCAGTACCCGCAACTGGAAAACTTAGTAACTTCTGGGTGGATAAAGCTGATTGGCAAGCTGACCACGCAGGCCTACAAGGGATTTGCTCCAGACCGGATCTTCCCTAACTACTTGGACATCGATAAACAGCGGCCTCATGAGATGCTCGGAATGTCCAAAGCGGACCACAAGAGGATTCGGCAGAGGAAAGCGCAATGGGATTATGACACCCAATTTCTGTACCGGCAATTCCGAGATGCCGGGCTGGGCTCTGCGGCTTTGTTTCTGGAAAAACTGGATGTGTTCCAGGCTTCGGGTCTGCGGGCCGTCGGTGAGCTTCAGCGGCTGTATGGTGACTGCGATCTGGAAAAAATGGAGCGGTATATGCGCAAGCAGGGGATCAGCCCCGCGCAGGCGCGTCTCTTGTTGGATACCCGAAACGCAACAGCTGCGCTGGCGGGCGGAAGGCCCCTGACAGCTGAGGAAATGTGGCCCCGGAATCTCGCGGCGGCCCATGAGCGCTATACCCGGATTCGCTCGGCTCAGATCGACCCAGATAAGGCTGCTAAATATCAGGATGGCTTTGACAGAATCCGTGATAAGTATGGCGACCTTCAATGGACTGACGGAGATCTGTGTATGGTCCTGCCGAGATGCAACGGCGACCTGATTCTGGAAGGCCAAGTCCTGCGGCATTGTGTGGGCGGCTACGGCAGTGATCACATTTCCGGCCGTGACGTGATTTTCTTTGTCAGGCATTACCGTAGGCCCGAGCGGAGTTATTACACGCTGGATATAAATATGCTGAATCACCCTTACCGGAATCAGCTACATGGATACGGTAATGAGCGCCATGGCGCAAATAAGCAATACACACATACGATCCCTAAAAAGGTACTTGCTTTCTGCGACCGATGGGAAAGAGAAATCCTGATTCCCTGGTACCTCGCACAGCAAGCAAAAAATCAACCGAAAGGAAGTAAAACCGCATGAGTGAGATCATTACCACCACCGCCCGGACGGCATCGACCATTGCCGCAGAAATCCGCACCATCCATGACCAAGCCAGAAATATGCTTCTGATGTATGTCGTTGAAATCGGAAAGCGACTGGTAGAAGCTAAAGCGTTGGTCGATCATGGTGAGTGGTGCAATTATCTGCAGCAGGAATTGGGCTATAAGCAGTCCACCGCCAACAACTACATGAAAATCTACAGAGATTATTCAGAGAACGGGGTTTTAGCAAATTCCCAAACGTTTGGGAATTTGGGCTATTCTCAGGCCTTGGCACTGCTGGCTCTGCCTGCCGGTGATCGGGAGACTTTTGTGCAGGAACATGATGTTGAGAGTATGTCTGCCCGGGAGCTGAAGCAGGCCATCAAGGAACGGGACGAAGCCCGGCAGGCATTGGCAGAAGCGAAGGAAGCTGCCGCTGTTACGGCATCGACCTTGGATGAAACCCAGAACGAGATGAACCGTTTGCAAGAGGCTGTCCGAAAGGCCGAGCAGGATCTGCTGGTTGTGCAGCAGGAGGCTGCGGCCGCTAAGTCCTCTGAATCCGCTTGGCAGGAAGAAATCGACAAGTTGAAGGCATCTCTCGCCAAAACAGCTGCTTCCGCAACGAAAGCCAAAGAGCAGTTGAAAAAGCAGAAGGAAAATCCTAATATTCCGGATGCCATCAAGCAACAGTTGGTAGCCGATGCAGCCGCAAAGGCAGCGGAGCAAGCCCGCGCTGAGCTGCAGGAGCAACTTGTATCTGCCGAACAGGCTGCGCAAGCGGCCACCCGGGAGAAAGAAGCAGCCGAAGCAAGAGTTAAGGATGCTACTGATAAACTGGCAGCTATGCAGAAAAACTCTCAAATGTCCAACCCAGATGTAATGGCCTTTAATCTGCTGGCAAAGCAGATTTTGAACGACTTCAACCGGATGGATGGGTACAGACTCCGAGTCGTCGCCAAGAACCCGGACATGGAGCCGAAGATGCGGGCATTTATGAAGGACCTTGCGGAGCGCATTCGGCTTAAATCGGAGGGCAGTGATGAAAAGGTGCAGTAAAGAAGCCTATGCGCTCTGTTCCTGTCCTTGCTGTTCAATAGCAGAAGCGACCTATTTGGAAGGCAGCGCGTGCGATATGTTCAATCAGGCCGTTGCAAAGGGAAGTTGTTGTGCGAATAATCCCTCGAAATATCTTTATGATTATGAGATAGCGGAAACTATGAGTGAACTTCAAACGGTGCTGAGAAAAATCAATTTAAATGATTATGCGCTCATTGCGGCGACACAATCAGCTGGTGTATATACGGTGTTTTTCAGGAGGCCTGCTCATGGCTAAGGAACGAAGGAAAATCATTCAGGCCGGTACGTTATGGATGGCGGTGCAGTACACCGCCATCCATCAGACAAATCCAACGGCCAGAAGAGACGCCAGGGCGATGATCTCATCGCCGGCCAGGGAATCGCTTAACGCAAAGCTTTCCTGGCAGAAACTGATGATCACGCTCGCCTGCAATTATAGTCGACATGATCTGGTCATTACATTGACATACCGGGACAGTTGCCTTCCTGCAAGACGGGAGGACGCGGATCGGTATCTGTCCAACTTTATTAGGCACCTCCGGGCATACCGAAACACAAGGGGGCAGCCCTTTAAATATGTAAGGATTACTGAGGGATATCATTCCGGCGGGCGGCTGCACCACCATCTGATCGTCAATGCCACGGGGGCCGATTTTGAAATCATCCGAAATCTTTGGCGCAAGTATGGCGATGATGTGGATTTTGAAGAGTTTGGCGATGATGGCCCGGAACGGTGGGCAAAGTATTTGACTAAGGAGCCGCGGGAAAAAGGCCGCCGTTATGTAGGCGATCGAACGTGGCGAACAAGTGTACACATGAAAAAGCCGTTTACGACTAGCGTAATGGTTCCGGCGGAGGACTCGCTTCTTCCTCCACCGGGGGCAAAAGTGACCGATCGGGCAGACGTGCAGAACTGCTATGGGAAGTTTTCCTATATCATGGCGTCGCTGCCAGAGGCAACGGATCAAAGAAGCAAATCTGACTTGGGGTAGTGTATAATAACCGGGAAGTCAGAAAAAAGGAGCTGAAAAAGAGTTGAATAATTCAATCAAGTGTGATAAAATTGAGACAAACAATGGATGGCTGATATGCCCCAAGTGTGGACGCGGAAAAGTGCTTAAGTTGCTGCCCACAACGGTGGCCACGGATTTGACAGTTCACTGTAAGATCTGCAAACAGGAATCAGTTGTGAATATTCCTTCAGTGCCTGTGCCTTAGAGCCTGTGCCATGTATCGCAAAGTGCGATTCGTGGTGCAGGCTTTTTTATTTTCTCTGGAGACAGGCTGTGAAAGATTTTGCGAAAGCATTTTACAAGTCCAAAACATGGCAAGCAAACCGTGATGCATATTCACGAAGTGTCGGGGGCCTGTGTGAGCCTTGCGCGAAGCAGGGGCTTGTGGTTGCGGGTGAGATCGTACACCACAGGATTGAACTGACCCCTGAGAACATCCATAATCCCGCCGTTACGATGGCCTGGTCGAACCTGGAGCTTGTTTGCCGCGAGTGTCACGCGTTGCGACATCCGAAGGGAAAGCATCGGAGGCGGTTCAAGGTTGATGCGCTTGGTAACTTGACGGCATGCGAATAGCCCCCCTATTCCCCGGAAAAAGAGGCCGTTGGGAGACCGGTGTGTGGGGATAGAAATTCCTCTCACACGCGGGAAGGGGGGTGCCGGAAATGGAAATCCGGGGCGGAAGCGGTAAGGTCACCCGTAGGGTGAAAAAGGGTAGGGGTTGCATAAAAGGGGGTGCCAGGAGATGGCAAAACGGAAGGAAAAGACGAAAGAAGATCGGATTAAGGACGAGTTGAAGGGTCTGAAGAAACTGTGTGCCGGACTTAGCGAAAGCAAGATGGCAAGTGTTATGCCGCTGCTTGATGAGGCTGCATTTATGCGGGTAACTCTGGCAGATCTGCGGAAGGAAATCAATGATGTCGGATGTGTGGAGGAGTACCAGAATGGGCGGAACCAGTCGGGCTATAAGGTTGCTGCTGCGCTACAGGCATACAACTCCACGGTGAAGAATTATGCCGCTGTGCGTGAGCGAATTGATCGGATGCTTCCTGCATCGCCGATTGGAAACAAGTTGGCAGCGCTGATGGCAGATGATTGACGGGCGGTCTGTAGTAACCTGCAGGCTAGTTGGAAAGGACCGGCTGGATGGATAATTTGACGGCGTGTGTGTTGGCGGCCCAGCGGGCCGGATTGAGCTATGGCCAGTATATGGCGAAGAGAGATAGCAACCCAATTCAAGTGGCAATTCCGGGAGACGATGCGCGGAAATGTGTAATCTGTGGCAGGATCCTGGGCCCAGAGAAAAAACTTGGCACAAAATATTGCGGCAACGTTTGCCGGTATGAGGCTGCGGCTCGACGGGCGCGAGATAAAGCACGGGAGCGCAAGAGAACCCGTGCATCGGATATGAAGACTTGTGTGTTCTGTGGAAAGCAGTTCCTTATTGGAAGTGAACATGCCGCAAGAAGGTATTGCAGCCCGGAGTGTCGGGAAGATGCGGTCTATGCCAGACGCCGTGTTGGATTTGGCATTTCTCCGATGGAGGTCAGAGAAAATGATTGATGAAAAGAGAAAACTAACAGGTCTTCTCACCCTGGCACTGTGTCATATTTTGGAGGGTGGCGATCTGGATAAGAGCGTGGAAGCCCTGATGGAGTGCGGCGTGCGATTATTACCTGCTTCTGAATGCAGTGCAGGTCGATATGAACGAAGCCGCCGGGCACCTTCTGAACGAGCATATGCTGTGACATCTGAGCCTGCTTCGCGTACAGTTACGCACGATGGTGTGACATCAGTGTTGATCCGAGGCGTTCTCATAGGCCGGGAGAATCCGAACCGGGTGAGAGTCAAAATTGTGGCTAACAATTGTGATGGTATGACCCTGGTAACGGATATGAAGAGTCTGATATTTCCTGATGAGTCTAAGCAGTAAGCATAGAAAGGGGCACTGATGATCTGCGGCACCCATTCTGACAGGAGGGGCGTAGAGCATGAGTAATCCAATTTTTGAATACCAGGAGGCCATTGAGAGCGGTGTTGTGACCGTTGGGTACTGGGTAAAGCTCTTCTACGCTTACGTGTGCTCGGGACTTCTGGAAGGAAGATTTACATACAACGCAAAGAAAGCAAACAAGGCGATCAAGTTTATTCAGACCTTCTGCCATCACTGTGAAGGCCGAGATGATCTTCTGCAGCTAGAGCTGTGGCAGAAGGCGCTAGTTGCGACCATCTTCGGTGTGATGGACATGAACGGCAACCGTCAATTTCGGGAAGTGTTCCTGGTCGTAGGTCGAAAGAACGGCAAGAGTTTGCTGGCAGCTGCCATCATTGCCTGCGCCCTGATCATTGATGGGGAATACGGCGCAAAAATTTATTGCGTGGCACCGAAACTGGCCCAGGCGGATCTAATTTATTCCGCCTTCTGGCAGTCGGTGAAAAATGAGCCGGAGCTTCGGGCTTTGATCCGGCCACGGAAGTCCGATTACTACATGGAATCCACCAACTCCGCTGTGATGAAGATTGCCTTCAACTCCAAGAAGAGCGACGGTTTTAATCCACATGTGACGGTATGCGATGAGATCGCATCCTGGCCCGGTGACAAGGGCCTGAAGCAGTATGAGGTCATGACATCAGCCACCGGTGCACGTCGACAGCCCCTGACAATTTCCACAACCACTGCCGGTTACGAGAACGATGGAATCTACGACGAGCTGATGAAGCGTTCTACTGCCTTCCTGTTAGGCAACAGCAAGGAAATGCGGCTGGCACCTTTCCTGTACATGATCGACGATATCAGCAAGTGGGACGATATCGAGGAGCTGAAGAAGGCGAATCCCAATCTGGGTGTGAGCCTGTCGGTGGAATATCTACAGGAACAGATTCGGATCGCCTACTCCAGCTTGAGCAAAAAGACGGAGTTCCTGACCAAGCACTGCAATATCAAGCAGAGCTCTTCCGTTGCCTGGCTGCCCGCTCACGAGATCGAGGCCATCAGCGGAGAAGCACTGGACCTTCGGGATTTCCGGGGTTGCTACTGTGTGGGCGGTATCGACTTGAGCCGAACAACAGACCTGACGGCTTGCGTAGTAATCATCGAGAAGAACGGGCGGTTGTATGTGTTTGCGCACTTCTTCCTGCCGAGGAACAAGTTGGAGCTGGCTACGGAACGGGACGGGCTACCTTATGCGCTATATGTGCAGAAGGGATGGCTGACGTTGAGCGGTGACAACTTCGTCCAGTATGAGGACTGCTACAACTGGTTTGTAAACCTGATTGAGGAATACCGCATCTATCCTTTGAAGGTGGGCTATGACCGATATACCGCCCAGTATCTGGTGCAGGACATGGAACAGTATGGTTTCCATATGGACGATGTGTATCAGGGCTTTAACCTGACACCTGTAATCAACGAGATGGAGGGGCTGGTAAAGGATCAGACCTTTCACATCGGTGACAACGCAATATTAAAAGCCCATCTGTGTAATGCGGCGGTAAAGCTGGAGACACAGACGGAAAAGCGAAGACTTATCAAGATCAATCCTGTTGACCGAATTGACGGCACTGCAGCAACACTGGACGCAATGACAGTCCGGCAGAAGTGGTACGGAGAAATCGGGCAACAGCTGAAAAATGCGGGGTGATACCATTTGGGATTATTTGAGAAAATTTTCAAATACCGGACGGACCTTAAGGATGCGGGTACGGTATTCAAAACGCTGACAGGTTATACACCTGTGTTCACAAGCTGGAACGGCATGATCTACGAAAGTCTGCTGGTGAGAAGTGCCATCCATGCCAGAGCAACGCATGTCAGTAAGCTCCGGGTGGTAGTGAGCGGCAGCGCTAAGCCGAAACTGCGCAGACGGCTGCAGCATAGGCCCAACGACTGGCAGTCCTGGAGTCAGTTCCTGTATCGGCTGGATACCATTCTGGATGTCCACAACACGGCGATCATTGTACCGGTGTTGGACGAATGGGGCGAGGCGACCGGGATTTTCCCGGTTCTGCCTACCCGGTGCGAGCTGCGGGAATATGAGGGCACCGTGTACCTGCGTTACGAATTCACGGACGGCAACCATGCCGCCATTGAATTCCATAGGTGCGGCGTGATGACCAAGTTCCAGTACCAGGACGACCTTTTCGGGGAAAACAATGAGGCGCTTCGGCCTACCATGGAACTGATCAACATCCAGAACCAGGGTATTTCCGAGGCGGTGAGAAGCTCTGCTACCTTCCGATTCATGGCACGGCTGACCAACTTCAAAAATCCGGATGATCTGGCGAAAGAACGGAAAGAATTCACCAAGGCCAATCTGGAAACAGGTGGCGGTATCCTGCTGTTTCCCAATACCTACGATACCATCCAGCAGATCAAGACTGCGCCCTATGTAGTGGATGCGGGGCAGATGGCAGCCATTGAGAAGAACGTGTACAACTACTTCGGGGTCAATGAGGATATCCTGCAAAACAAGGCCTTTGGCGATGCCTGGAACGCATTCTATGAGGGCTGCCCGGAATGGTTCGGCATCCAGTTTTCCGAGGTGCTGTGTAACATGATTTTTACGGAGCGGGAGCAGGCGGCGGGTAGCGGCGTGACCGCAAGTGCAAACCGGCTGCAGTATATGTCAAACAAAGACAAAATGCTGGCTACCCAGACCTTTGCTGATCGGGGGCTGGCTATGACGGATGAGATTCGGGAAATCTGGAATCTGCCGCCCCTGCCCGACGGATTGGGTCAGCGGATCCCCATCCGTGGTGAATATTACGATATCCGGGAAGGAAAGGAGCCTGACAATGGAACTGAGTGAGCTGCAGCAGAGTCGGCTGGCAGGCGGTCGTGAATACCGCAATATGACCATTGCCGTCCGGTCACTGCCTGAGGATGGCGATCGGATGATGGTGGAGGGCTATGCCACTACATTCAATCAGCCTTATGAACTGTATTCCTATGAGAACCGCACTGTCATGGAGCAGGTCGATCCTCATGTATTTGACGAGTGCGATATGTCTGATGTGATCATGCAATACGACCACCAGGGCCGGGTATTTGCACGAACCAGAAATAACACCCTGACGCTCAGGATTGATGCCAAAGGGTTGTATATTACCGCTGATCTCGGTGGGACCGAGGAAGGCCGGAAACTGTATCAGGAAATCAAGGGTGGGTACACGGACAGGATGTCCTTTGGTTTTGTTGTTGGAGCGGATAACAGAACCATTACCGAAGACCATGAGGCTGGTACGGTAACCGTTCTGAGAACGATCCTGAAGATCAAAAAGCTGTATGATGTCAGCGCTGTTTCCATTCCGGCAAACGATATGACATCCATCAGCGCAAGAAACCTGGCAGACAGCATTGTCGCTGGGCTGGCGGAGGAGAGCCGCCGGAAGAAGGAAAACAGACTGAAACTGAGATTATTACTGGAGGGTATTTAACATGAATCTGGAACAGATTAACGCAAGACTGACCGAAATCCGCACTTTGCTGGATTCCGGGGACGAGACCATCGATATCGACGCACTGACCACCGAGGCCCAGGGCCTGATTGCTGAGCGCGGCCGTCTGCAGGGCCTGGAGACCCGGCGTCAGCAGCTCCGGCAGTTGGTGGCTGGTGGCGAAGGCAACGTTGTCCGCAGCGGCATCGGCGCAGACCCCGCTCCCGCTGAGCAGAGAGGCGCTGACAGCGCAGAATACCGCCGGGCATTCCTGCTGAACCTGATGAGTCGGGACAGCGAAATGACCCGCGAAGAGCGTGCTGCTTTTGTCCATACCACTGCCACCACCCCCAACGTGCTGCCCACCACCATGCTCAATCAGATCTGGGATCTGGTCAGCACCGAGCATGCCATTATGGGTGATATCACCATCTACCGTACCGGCACCGTGATCGAGATCGTAAAGCATACGGCAATCGCTGCCGGTGCTGCCAAGACTGTGGCGGAGAACACGGCCAACGACGACGAGAAGAACACCTTCGTCAAGGTTACCCTGTCCGGCAAGGACTTCTCCAAAACCGTGGAGATCTCCTACGCCATGGAGCGCATGAGCATCGATGCTCTGGAAAGCTACCTGATCTCCGAAATCACCAAGGGCCTGGGCGCTGCGATGGCTGCCGATGTGATTTCCACCATCGAAAGCGGTATCAATTCCGAGAACAAGGTGGAGACCGCTAACACAGGCGTTGTCACCTTCACCGATATCGCCAATCTCTTCGGTCAGTTGAAGCGCGTGGGCGCGGTGACCGTGTATGCGACCCGCATGACCATCTACAACTATCTGGTCGGTATGGTGGACAACAACAAGGTGCCCATCTTCCAGCCCAATGCCCAGAAGGGTGCCGAGGGCAGTATCCTGGGTGCCATCATCAAGGTGGAGGACTCTGTTGCTGACGGCAAGCTGCTGGTGGGCGATGCAAAGAAGGTCACCTACAACATGGTGCAGGATATCATGGTGGAGAAGGACCGGGATATCAAGACTCACAAGGTCATCCACTCCGGCTATGCCCGTGGCGAAGGCGCCCTGATTGACGATAAGGCATTCGCCGAGCTGACCGTGAAGACTGCGTGAGGAAGGCGGTGACGGCGGATGCTGCAGGCTGTAAAGCTGGCCATGCGGCCAGCAATCAAAACGAATGCCTATGATTCGGAAATCCTCGACCTGATCGAGGCGGCGAAGGCTGATCTGAAACTGGTAGGCATCCAGGGCGACGAGAGCGATCCGCTGATCCGGCAGGCAATCAAGACCTACTGCCGCCTCCATTTCGGCAATCCCGAAGACCCGGAACGGCTGAAAGCTGCCTACGACGAGCAAAAAGCTCAGCTCATGGGTGCTACGGGCTATCATGACTGGGGGGATATCGATGGGGCGTGACCATGTGGCGAATCTCATCGCTGTTTCCTATATCGAGGATGCCCTGAAGCAGAAGGTCCCGCAGGAAACGAAACGTGAAATCTTTTGCCAGGTGGAAGGCGTTCGACAGTCTGAGTTCTTCGGCGCAGGCCAGGCAGGATTGAAGCCTCAATTCATGGTGACGGTTTTCCCCGACGATTATGACGGGGAAAGCCTCATCGAGGTGGACGGGGTCCGCTACGGTATCTACCGCACGTACCCCGCAAAGCACGATAAACTGGAACTGTATCTGGAAAAGAAGGTGGGTGTCTGATGAACATCAGCACTGATGACCTGGCGGATGTCGTCGCTGAGACTCTGGAAGAGTACAGGCAGGACGTTGTGGATGGGTTGAAGGAATCCATCCACGATGCCGGAAAGACTGCTGTGACTGTTCTGAAAAAGACCAGCCCAAATGATACTGGGGACTACGCCAAAGGGTGGCGGAAGCGCACCGCATATGAAAGTGAGAGCGACCTGAGAATTCAAGTCCATAACGCTACGGATTATCAGCTGACTCATCTGCTGGAGGACGGACACGCCAACGTGGACGGCGGCCGGACAGAAGGGAAATCTCATATCGGACCTGCCGCAGATCAGGCGGCGGAGCTTCTGGATAAAGATGTGAAGTTGAAGGTGGGACTGAGATGAACCTGGAACAACTGGCGGAACGCCTTACAAAGACCGGCCTGCCGGTGACATACCGGGCGTGGCCAGCAGGGGAGGCGCCGAGCCTTCCCTTTTTGTGCTATCTGGTGGAGGGGAACAATCCAACGTTTGCGGACGGCAGCGTGTATTACAGCTATGACGATGTGCGTGTGGAACTGTACACCGCCCTGAAGGACCCAGCGTTGGAAGCGACGGTAGAAAACGCACTCAGCGGATTCCACTGGAAGAAGGAAGAAACCTATGTAGACACCCAGCGGTGCTACATGATCATTTACGAAATTGAGGTGTAAATTATGGCAAATACCGATACCAACAAAGTCCACTACGATCTGGTGGACGTTCATGTTGCCCCTTTGACCATCGAAGCGGGAGTTGCCACCTTCGGTGACCCTGTGGCCCTGCCCGGCTCCATCTCTCTGGATGTGGCAGCTCAGGGCAATACCACGAAGCTGAGAGCAGATGGCATGGTCTACTACCAGAACCACAGCAACCAGGGCTACGACGGAAGTCTGAATATGGCCATGGTGCCCGACTGGTTCCGGAAGGAGTACCTGGGCGAGATTCTGGATGAAACCGCCAAGGTCCAGACCGAGAATGCCGAAGCGGAGCATAAGCCTTTTGCGCTGCTGTTCGGCTTCAAAGGCGACAAGGCCAAGCGTGTACACGTTCTGTACAACTGCATGGCAGGCCGTCCCGGCATCAAGGGTGAGAACAAGGAAAATGAAAAGGATCCTGATACCGAGACCCTGCCCATTTCCGCTGTACCCCTGCCCAACGGCGATGTGAAGACTTCCTCCACCAACGATACCCCTGCCAACATCATCACCGGTTGGTATAAGAGCGTTTGGCAGCGGGCCGCCGCAGCGGAGGGCTAAGCAATGGAGAAAACCGTCATCGTTGACGGTAAGGAAGTGAGAATGAGGGCATCTGCCCTCATTCCCCGCCTTTACCGGGTTAAATTCGGTCGGGACATGATTTCCGATATGCGGCAGCTTCAGAAGTCCTATAACCGGGCCAAGAATCTTCCGGAAGGCGCCACGGAGGAAGAGAAGCAGGATGCTCAGCTGAGCGTTCTGGATCTGACGATCTTCGAAAATGTGGCCTACATGATGGTGAAGCACGCAGGCGGAACAGAGGTGCCGGAGAACCCCGAGGACTGGCTGGATTCCTTCGACGGGGTGTTCTCCGTGTATGAGGTCCTGCCCGCCATTCTGGAATTGTGGGGCCTGACCAATCAGACCACCAGCATTCCTAAAAAAAAATAAAACCCACTACCCGGGAGCCCAATGGAGCAATCTTCATGCTACGCTGCGCCCAGCTGGGCCTGGATGATCAGGCGCTGGGGAATATGACCATCGGCATGGTCTATGACATGCTGACGGAGAAAAGCAACGACCAGGAGAAGTACCCCTACCGGGCTACCCAGGAGGATTTTGATAACTTTTAAGGAGGTGCCTTATGGCTAAGAGTCGGGTGAAGGGAATCACCATAGAAATCGGCGGTAATACCGTAGGCCTGGACAAGGCACTTGCGGGAACCAATAAGAACATCGGCACCACCCAGAGCCGACTGAAAGACGTGGAGCGGCTTCTGAAGCTGGATCCGAAGAATACTGTTCTGCTGGAACAGAAGCAGGAGCTTTTGGCTCAGGCCGTCCACGAGACGGAGCAGAAATTGCGGACGCTGAACGAAGCCAATGACCAGGTGGCGGATTCTGTGAAGAATTACGATGCCTGGAAGCAGGCCTATGACCCCATCCAGGAGGAAATCACCACCACTCAGGAAAAGCTGAAAAAGCTGAAAGCAGAACAGTCTGAACTGAAGGACTGCGGTGAAGTTGATACGGATGCCTACCGGAAGCTGCAGGAAGAGGTGGAGGAAACCAGCCGACACCTGCGGGATCTGAAGGATCGGGCGAAAGAGGTCAATGACCAGTTTGACAATCCGGTAAACCCGGACCAGTACGATGCGCTGCAGCGGGAGATCATTGAGACGGAAAACAACCTGAAGAACCTGCGGGCAAGTGCTGAGAAAAACATGGATGCTATCGGGGATGCCTGCGATGACACCAAACGCCGGATGGAGGCCATTGGGGATGCAGCCAAGTCTGTAAAGAGTAAGGCGGACGCGGTTGCGGACGCTTTCCGTCCTGCTACTACTGCGGTGGCGGGCCTTGCCACGGCTGCTGCCGCAACAGTCCCCGCAACAGAGGAACTCCGGGAAGACCTTTCCCGGCTGGATGCCAATGCGGCAGACAATGCGGTGAGCGTTGATGCAGCCCGGAAGGCGTGGAAAGAATTCGCTGTGCAGAGCGGCGAGACGGACAGTGCCGTGGAAGCGGTATCCAATCTTCTGCAAGCAGGATTCACGGAAAGCAATCTGCAAAAGGCTGTAGAGAATCTGGCGGGTGCAGCTCAGCGCTTCCCGGATACACTCAAAGTGGAATCCCTAGCAGACAGTTTGCAGGAGACACTTGCCACCGGTGGTGCTACCGGGCAGTATGCGGAGCTTCTGGAAAGACTGGGTCTTGATTTGGAAGCCTTCGATGAACAGATGGCAGAGTGTGCCACCGATGCAGAGAAGCAGAACCTGGCATTGCAGGTCCTGGCGGATGCTGGTCTGACCGACAGCTACAATGCTTGGAAACAGAACAATGAAGAAATGCTCCGGAACAAGGAAGCGAACCTGCAGCTTGAAACCAGTATGGCTCAGCTTGCAGAAAAGGTTATGCCAATTGTAACGGATGTGACAGAGGCTGTGGTTCGCTTCCTGGACTGGTTTAATAATCTTTCTCCGGCTGCTCAGGGCGCGATAGTTTCAATCCTGGCTGTTGTGGCTGCTATTTCTCCCATGGCAAGCGCAATTGGTGGAGCCGCTGATCTGATAGACATGCTATCACAAGTAAATTTGCCGGGTTTGACAGGCGTGTTTGATTTCCTGACCGGAACGGTTTTGCCTGGAGTACAGGGGGCATTTTCGTCTGTATTCGGATTCATTGCCGCAAATCCCGTGGTGCTTCTGATCGGTGCCATCGTTGGCATGGTGGCCCTTTTTGCCACCAAGGGCGATGAAATCCAGGAGAAGCTACAGCAGATTGACGACTTCCTTCAGGACATTTTCCTGACGGACTGGACGGAGGTTTTCGGCCCTGGCCTGGGCGACGTTCTGAACGGCTTCTGGGCTATCTTTGAGGATGTATGGAATTTTATCTATAAAATCCTTCACGGAGCCATCGACTTTATCCGTGGTGTATTCACGGGTGATTGGGAGCGGGCATGGCAGGGTGTGGTTGATATCTTCGAGGGTATTTTCTCCGGCCTGGAATTACTTTTGACTGCACCAATCAACGGCGTGATTGGGCTGGTGAATTCCGCGATCAGCGGCATCAACTGGCTCATCGAGGGCGTGAACAAGATCCCTGGCGTGAATCTGGATACTATTGGCAAAATTCCCTATCTGGCAGACGGCGGCGAAGTGTTCCGGGGTAGTGCCATCGTTGGCGAAGCCGGACCGGAGCTGCTGACGGTGCTGGGTGACCGAACCGTGGTGCAGCCCCTGACTAACAACAATACCACCCATAACGCCTATATGGGCGGCCTGACGGTGAACGTCTACGGTGCTCCTGGGCAGGATGTGCGGGAGCTGGCGGCTGAGGTTGCCGAAGAACTGCAGCACATGGCTGACTGTGCAGAGGAGGGTCTGCAATGAAAAAATTCTGGTTTGACAGAAAATGCAGTGCCCACTTCGGTCTGATGGCTTCCGGCAGCGGTACATACAACGCCCCGAAGCGGGACATGGAAATGATTACTGTTCCGGGGCGTAACGGTATGCTGGTTGTTGATAACGGGCGCTTTGAAAACGTGACCGTTAAATATCCTGTAAGCATCAGCAAAGACTTCCAGAAGCACGCAGCAGCTGTGCGGCAGTGGCTTCTGGGTAGTCCCGGGTACCGTCGCTTAGAGGATGAGTATAACCCGGAATACTTCCGGATGGCGGTATTTCAGGGACCACTGAACTTTGAGACCGGTTTTCTGAATCGGACAGGGGAAGCAACCATCTCTTTCGATTGCAAGCCACAGCGATTCTTGAAGACTGGCGAGCGGGCGGTGCATTTTTACGAGGCGGCGCTTTTCCGGAATCCTACTGATTTTCCGGCGCAGCCGCTGATCAAGCTGACGGGCCTTGGCCCTGGGAGCGTCGGTATTGGTGAAGTGAATGTGGAGATTTTGGAACTGATCGATGGGATGATCTTGGATTGTGAAATGATGAACGCATACCGGGTCACAGAGTCCGGCGCCTATGAGAATCTGAACCACTGTATCCAGGCATCTGATTTTCCTGTTCTGGCTGCCGGCGAGAACAGGATCAGTTGGGACGGAGATATTACAGCAATAGAGGTAACGCCAAGGTGGTGGACGGTATGAGCCTGATTTTATACGCGCCGGAAGAGGCGGAATTCAAGAGCAACGGTATCGGAATTCTGAAGGATGTGGTGGATGATGAGGTATATGAGGAGCTGAACGGTCAGTATGAGCTGACATTCAAGTATCCCGTGTGCGGCATCCACTTTTCCAGCATTGCCACAGAATGCTACGTAACCGCAAAACCGAATCCAGTAGCGGATCCGCAGGCATTCCGAATCTACCGGGTCACAAAACCCATGGGCGGCTTGGTGACGGTGTATGCCCGGCATATGGCTTACCGGAATAAGAAAATCGCAGTGCTGCCCTTTACGGCTGAAAACGTTACAGATGCTTTTACGACCATGAAAAGCAGTGCTGTGAATGAATGCCCGTTCAGCTTCTGGACGGATAAGGACACCACCGCGAAAATGACCGTAAGCGTGCCCAAGGATATCTGGACGCTGTTGGGCGGCTCAGAGGGGTCTATCCTGGACTGCTACGGCGGCGAATATGAATTCGACATGTACACGGTCCGGCTCTGGAAGCGCCGGGGCGCTGACCGTGGTGTCAATATCCGATATGGGAAAAACCTGAAGAGCTTGAAGCAGGATGAAAACATCGCCAATGTCTGCACCGGCATTGTTCCGTACTGGACAGACGGCAATGGGGCTCTGGTGCTGCTGGATGAAAAGTATATCAGCGGTCCCGGTACCTACCGGGAGGAAAAGCTGAAGACAGTTGATTTCTCCCAGGACTTTGAAACCCAGCCCACACAGGAGCAGCTGCGGGAGCGGACGGAGAAATATATTGCGGACAACGATATCGGCAAGCCCAATATCTCCCTGACAGTGGAATTTGTCCAGCTGGAGCAGACCGAGGAATACAAGGACATGAAGCTCCTGGAGCAGGTGCTGCTGGGGGATACAGTGAATGTCTGGTTCCCGGAAATGCAGGTGGATGTGTCTGCCAGGGCCGTGGCTGCCCGGTACCGCCCCAGTCTGGGACGGTATAAAAGTATCAGCCTCGGGAGAGTCCGGGCGAATCTGGCCAGCACGATCGTTGAGCAGCAAAAAGAAATCGAGAAGGCCAAGAACCCCTCCAATCTGGAACAGGCGGTTAACCGGGCCACGGACTGGATCACAAATGGCAGGGGCTACATGGTTGTGGTGAAGGATGCCGACGGCAACTGGATCGAGCAGTGCAGCCTGGATACCATGGACATCAATAGTGCGGTGAACGTTTGGCGGTGGAATAACGGAGGCTTTGGTCATTCGAAAACCGGATATAGCGGTCCCTATCGTACAGCCCTGACCCAGGACGGCGAGATCGTTGCCGACTTTATCACCACTGGCACCCTGGATGCTGCGCTGGCGAAGGTTGTAAACCTGGTGGCGGAGAGTATCGTGGCAGGAAAGCTATCCTCCAAAGACAAAACCACATTTTTCGACCTGGACAATGCAGTGATTGAGAACAGCGGTTCATGGATGTGGGATGAAACAAAATCCATAGTTCTTCGGATGACGAGCGGCGGGCTGATTGGTGTGGTCCGAACCGGCGACACGGAGCAGCATATCTTCCATCTCCACGTGGGCGAGTATGGTATCTGCATCGATGACGGCAAAGACCTGAGTAACCCCGTCGGCTGGCCTATCCTGATCGAATCCAGCTCCGGTCTGACACTGGGGAACGGGGCAGCGGATACCACAATCAACGGCAGAACGTTGCAGCTGGTATCCAACGATATGCGTTTCAACGGCATGACCTGTTCCTGGAAATCCAACGGCGACGGCACATACACCATGATCGGCACGCCGGTCACGACGTAG